CTTTCAGTGACAAAGGACATTTCGATCGGAAATACCTGATATCGGCTGTGAAGCCCCACGTATACAGAACCTTCCCTCGATTCGAGGGACTAGAGACAACTATCAGCGAAGTAATTGGTAGCAAGGAATTTGTACAGACTGTATGCGATGTGGAGACCGAGTGGAGTGACACGCTCTCACTACGTAGGAATGCAGTACGATTGAATTACATTTCAAGACACGGCCACCCCTTCTTTGAGTTGGGATCAATGTTGTCCATGTTACTCACTATGATAGTGCTATCTTACACGTTGATAAGTTTAGAGGTCAGAGAATGGCCACTGAATTTGGTTGCTGTACCATTCTTGTTCTACATAATGTCTGAATATAAGATCAGATACGGTACTGAAGGGAGGAGTTATAAAATGGCTTCTCTTCTTCAAGTGATACAAAGTTGTATAGGAGAACGAGAACTACCTCTCAGCATGCCCACTTGTCAAATCAAGTATGAACCACCGGCAGATTGCATTCAAAGCACAATCGACGTATACGGCGCCACTATTAATGGTGCCCCCCTGGTTGTGCCAAAACAGTGCGCTCATAATATGCACGGTGCCATCAAAATACGCCAGGCCTTTCAGAGGACATTCAACAGAAGAACAGTGATTGAATTCACTCGATTCTTCAAGAAGTTCTGTCGGGAAGAGTTTGGAAAGTTGATAGTACAAGAGTTCACTTTCTCTGATTGGGTGATGGGACGATATAGCCAAGGAAGGGCCAGTGTCCTCTGGGAAGCATCAAAAGGGTTTCTCTCTAAAAATGACTACTTAGCTAAAATTTTTGTTAAGTTAGAAACATATTTAGGGAAAACTGAGGATGACTTCAAACCCAGAATGATACAGGCCAGAAGTGATCGGTTTTTGGGGAAGATGGGACCATATTTTTATGGTGTCTCTAAAGCCCTTGCCAAACACTTTAACCTGATGACTAACACATTCTATGCTTCAGCTGTCAGTGCTGAGGATTTGGGTGCTTTCGCTACTAAAATAAATGAAATGCCCCGTATGATAGAAATAGATGTCAGTAATTGGGATGGGTCAATGAGTAATTATATACTACGGCTAGAAATGTGGTTTATCGAAAATATTTGTGACAGAGTCCCGCCCCACTGGGGTGAAATCAAACAGCA